GAGGGCCAAGGGGCTTTAGGAGCGTTGAAAGCTGGTAAGACCACCCCGGATTATGAGCAATTCGCAGTAAGACGTTTGAACTAACCGCATGGCTAACTATGCGTTGATTTTTAACTGAAAGGAACATAAAAATATGGCAGTACAGACAGTCACGTATACGGGTAAGAAACTTACGCCAGTTTACCCGACGCCGGGCGGTAATAAGACAGCTATTAAATTAGCGACTGGTATCTATAAGGCCGGCCAGATTCTTGAAGAAACGGCGTTGCGTGGTACGTTTCGCGCTCTGACCGTTGCAGCTAACGCAAAATTATTGCTGGAATTGGATTGTGCTGTTGACATCAACGGGAATATCTTTCTTGGCAGTCAGACAGCCAATGAAATCGGTGTCGGCGATCCAAGTACCAGCGCATACAATGAGGGCAAATTCTTGACAACGGATTTGCTAGGCATCGTACCAAATGCCAGCCTGACCACCGCTCTGACCGGGGCGAATAACGATCTTAAGTTTACGTCGGTCGTTGTCGGCGCTGGTGGTAATCTAACCACGATTCGGTATGTCGATCCTGCGGCGGCTAATGCGCCGCTATCCGTATCGGTATCCGGGCAGGCAATTACCGTCAATCTCTCGACAGATGGTAGTAGCGTTATCAATACTACCGCTGCACAGATTACGGCGGCAATCGCAGCTAATGCGCAGGCGGCCGCATTGGTTGTAGCGGCGAACGCGGCGGCTAATGATGGCACCGGCGTTGTAACGGCTTTGGCGGCGACAGCCCTGACAGGCGGTAGCGATACTGCCGCGGCCTTGCTGGTAACCGACACAGCGATCATTGCGGCATTGGGCAGACTGGAAAGCGGAACACCTGACAACGGTATTCTGCATGTTATTTAATTGGCGTGACAATCGCCTTAACTACTTAACGAAAGGGAAAATCTTATGGCTATGTCTCTAGTATATCCGACAAATCGGACGTTAAGAGTAATAGCGGCTGTCAAAGCGCCTAATCTTGAGGCGCGACGCTATATCTTTACGATCCTGCCGATTGGGACGATTGATTCCCACAATTTAGAGTGGGAACAAGAGGATGATTATACCGGGCTACAACAGGTGCGCGGTTTGAACGGTTCGCCGCCACGCGTACAGCATGTCGGCGGTAAACGGTTTGTGATGGCTCCCGGTGTGTACGGTGAACACATGGTAGTTGACGAACAGGAAATGACTACCCGGCGTAAGTGGGGCGACCTAACTGACGCGAGTATCGACATTTCGGATTTGGTCATGCGGCGTCAAGATCGTTTGTTAGCACGGCGCTATGATCGAATTGAATATCTTGGCTGGATACTCCTGACAACGGGTACTTTCGCTGTATCCAGCGTCAACGGCGCGGTATTGCATACCGATACCTATTCTCTTCAGACATACACCGCAGCTATCGCGTGGTCGAGTTTTTCAACCGCCGTGCCCCTGTCAAATTTTCGTGACATTCAATTGTTAGGACGTGGCAAGGGTGTATCGTTCGCTTCAAACTCGCGGGCGATTATGTCACGTGTGACATTGAATCGGATGCTGTCAAATACGAATCCAAACGACATCGCGGGCCGGCGCGTGAGCGGCTTGCTTTCGCCGTTGTCGCTTGGTGAAATAAACACAATTCTCTTGAATGAAGGTCTGCCGCAGATAGTTGTCTACGACGAAGGCTATCTTGACGATTCGCATACTTTCCAATTGTTCATCGCAACCGCGAAGGTCGTTGTTACAGGTGTACGCACTGACGGCGGCCAAATTGGCGAATATATGATGACCCGCAATGCCAATAATCCGGGATTCGCGCCCGGCGCATATCAAAAGGTGATTGACCAAGGTGAAGATCGTGTACCGCGTGAAATTGAAGTGCATGATGGTCACAATGGCGGGCCCGTTCTGTATTACCCGTCCGCTATGGTCTTAATGAACGTGTAAGCCGTTTGTGACACGTCATTAGGCGCAGCCGTCTTTAGCTGGTGTTCGGGCGGCTGCGTTAATAAAATTTGACTCGACTTGAAAGGGATAAATAGATGGCAACTCTACAGAAAACAAAAATTGACAAAGATTCAGGGGTTAAATACCGGGTTATGCATCACATCGGCGGGTTTCAGCCCACCGAAACGGAGCCGATGCACGATCATATTCCGGGCGGTATTGAGCATCTGAATATTATCACCCTCGATACGCTCCCACCGGAAATTAATCTTGACAGACTTGTCACATTGGGAGCGATCCGGCCGGCCACAGAGGCCGAAATTGCAGAGTTTGACAAAGGGAATCACGGCGTACAAGATACGATCCGTGAGGATGAACCTAACCCGGAACAGTTCGCAACGAATCCGACAGGTAAGGGCGACGATACAGGTAAAATCAACATAGAAAAGATGTCGAAAGCTGAATTGTCCAATTTCACAAAGGCCGACTTGGTAATCGAGGCTCAAGCCCGACAAATACCGGGTTATACGATAATGAACAAAGAGGAATTGCTTGACGCGTTAGTTGCATCAAAGAAAGCGTAAGCTATGCCTACTCCTGCGCAAATTACGACAGCCGCCGCAAAACTCGTACCGGCCACTATAGGGAACCTTGCCGCAGATGCGCAAGCGGACTTACTTGTGTATTTACGGCAGTACCTATACCAAACGGGCAGGAGCGGCGGCTATCCGAATTTGGCCACAAAAATCTCGACACAGACAGGTCGGGCCGCGGCTACCCTACAGGCTGCGTTAGATAACATTGATGAAATCGGCTCCGACGTAGCGGCGCTCAGTGGTAACGTGAAATGGGTAATGCAAGAGAATGTTGCCAATGAAATGGAAATCGCCCTTTTTACTATGTATGAGCCGGTACCCCTAACAGTCATGGGTACGCAACAGAGCGACGTGGCGGCTACGATCCGGGCATGCACCTGTCAATGTCGAGGTATGGCGCATATATTTGGCTGCCCGTATTACATGCAGCCGTTTACCGCTCCGATTACAAGGTATTAAGATGGGAGCGGGATATTTAGTTAATACGACCCGGATTATCGCTATCCAATATAAATTGGAACGGCGGGCGCTCTTTGGTAATGCGAAACTAGGCTTTCTAGGGCTGGATACTGATAATGCCTATACTAGCCTGATACCGGGCGGCTTAATTAAGGGATGGCGCGGCCGTAAGCCTGTCGATCCTTCAGGGCACATGACCCGATACATAGATGTCCTCATGCTCACTCCCGTCACTGTGGACATCTGTCAAGGCGTAGTTGCTTTGCAGATTGCGAATATTGTTTATAAAAAGATAGGTCAGACACCTTATGACGGATCGACACCTAATCAATGGATTTTTGAAATTGAATACAGTCGGGATATACCGATAATATTATGATTACCTTTGAATACGCTGTCCAATACGAAACGCGCAACGTTTTTACGTTGACTAATGTTGTCATGGACAATGTTACAAAGGATATGCAGATAGTAGTTGATGCGCTCCTGCAAAACGTGCAAAAGAATATCCCGGACCCCGAAATAGCGCAAACAGTAGTAAGTGAGGTAAGGCAGGGCGGCGAAGGGGCTTTTATTAATGAGGTCACCGGGAGTGTGTATAGCACATGGGCGAATATGTACTGGTATGAGCATGGCAGGCAGCCGGGCGGCCGTATGCCGCCTTCGGATCGTATTATCAAGTGGATTGAAAAGCATGGCATCAAGCCAGACCCTGAAAAGACGTTGCGCTCTTTTGCGTTCGCTGCAAACTGGAATAGAACGCAGACTGTTAGATATGTGCATAACGCGCCCAATCGGGGATGGGTACCAATTGACATTTTGGTGGAATGGGCGAAAAACAAGGGAATCGAACCTAGCGAAGAGTTTGCAATTAAAAGTCTAGCCTTTGCCATTGGTCGAGAGATTGTCAGGCGCGGCATACCGGGAAAACACGCATTTGAGCGCGGATTACTGGAAAGTCAAACTCTCATACACGAAACCTTTGAAAATGTAATTATTAAAACGACAGGAATATGATTACCGTACCAAGCGAGACAAGTATTATCGAGGCATGCGCGGATGTGATTAAAGCTACCATAGTCGAGGGAAACCCGATTAAGGCCAAGATAATACCGCGCTGGATACTTGGTTTTACGCCAAAAGAAGCTGTTGATATGATGATAGCTCCGAATGACAGTAAAAAGATTCATGCATGGGTCTTGACTATGCAAAGCTGGATAGAGACACGTGTCAAATCTGCTAGCGGTACAACGCAGACACCAAAAAACTGGCAAAATCAAATGATAGGGCTGCCCGGTTTTAATGGCGGCAGCGATCCTGCGGAAAATACAGATTACAAAATTCAGGTCAATGGCGTTATTAAAGTTTATCAGATACAACAGCTAGAAAATGGCAGCGATAGTGACAATAGCGAAATACATAACCGCGCAGAGCGCGACGCTGTAAAGCGGGCTATTTCAGTGTCGCCCCGGTTAGGTCTTGATTGGTCAAACTTCGACCACGATCTATTAAAGTTTCCAGCAATCGTAAGCGTAGCGATGGCCGACGCAGGACAGTTACACATTGCGCCCGGTACATTGCCGTTTTCGTTTCAATATGTCGCAAAAGCGTGAAAGGGTTAATGCAATGAATGACAAGACAGAAAATTCCACAGAAACGACGGCTAAAAGTATCGGCGCGGCTGATACTTCAAGTCAGCAAGACGCTCCGAAGGGCCAGAGCGAAAAGAGCGCAGGATTCCCGTTGAAATTATCGCAGGATCATACGCATGCCGGGGTCGATTACAAGGCTGGCCAGACAATCGCGCTTGATCCTGCGGAATACCGATGGGCAACCGATAACCACATTGGCACGGCTGGCAGCAAAGATGACATCGGGAAATAATCGTTTGCGCTGGTAACAGCATATTAAGTAGAAAGGAAAAATCATTATGGCAACATATCTATCGGGTCAAGGTATGGTTTACCAAGCGCGAAGGGATGCTAACGGAAATTTTCTCAATTTCGTAGCGCTTGGCAACGTACCGCAATTCGACTTACAACTTTCGGTTACGACCGTCGAACACAAGGAAAGTACAAGCGGCTTTCGCGTTGTCGATCTTCGGCTAGTCACCGAGAAGAAGGCCGAATTGACAATGAATATGCAGGAGTTTACCCCTGACAATTACGCATTGTTATTGCATGGCAATGTCAATTCGTTAGCCTCTGGCAGCGTCAGCGGTGAACAGCTTGCAGGCGGCAGTCTTGGGCCTTTTACAGTCGGCGAAGTGTTTGGACTGAAAAACGCGGATGTAACGGCTTTAGTCTTGACTGATAGTGCGGGCACACCAGCTACATTGTCATCTAGTACGGATTATACGGCCAATCTGCGGTACGGCTTGATTACCAGCTTAAACAATTGGTCGGCCTTTACCGCTCCGATTAAAGCGGCGTATACCAAGACCACCGGGCAGAAGTCCGTCGATATTATGACGGTTCCACCGCCGCAGCGCTGGCTACGTTTCTTGGCGGTCAATACCGCAGCGCTTAATACGGATGGATCGTATAAACGTTTCTTACTCGATCTATACAAC